TGAACTCGAGCCCGAGCTGTGTTTCAATAATTTTCTTGAGAACAGAAAAAGTATTCCACGGCCGCGGTTTGACAGATATAACTATGTCATCTCCTAAAACTACACAAGTAAAAGTGGATGAAACTAACTCAAAATTATAATCTAGACTCTTATTTATATCTACCCCTCTGAATAACATTTCTGCTAAACAAAAAGCGATATGAACAATACATATGTTTACAATAGAATTTATAACGGCTGTTAAAAAATTGCCGCTCGTATTTCCATGCTCCCACATATAAAACAGAGTTTCTAAATTATGTACACACATGTGGATACTATGAATAATCCTCAAAAAGGAGCTCACGTATGTAATAAGCTTCAGATCCATAATCATTGTAGAATTTATGGGAAAGTCGTAAAGCAGCCATCATGAGTAAATCACGTTGCTTTTTATCAAACTTTCCATAATCTCCAAAGATCATATATACTGATAACATAATTAATTTAGTCCAAATTGCATCCCACTCCCGTCCATAGGGATTGACACCTATGACAATTCCGTTCCGTACACGGTTTCGATAGATCCATCCCACAAATGCACCAAAGTACATTTTGCAGAGAAGGAAAAATATAAAATCGCCTGAACAAAATAGACGTGTCTTTCCATCAAGAACTTTTTCAAATTTAAGTAATTCATCTTTGAGATTGTCATTGAAAACATTACCAACCCTTTGACCTTTTTTCATTTTATTGATAGAAAATTCTATAAGTCTAGAAACAAGTCGATAATATTCTGGTCTGATCTTTCCATTTTCTGCCATAAATCGTTTTCCCTTAGTTTTAATACCAAATAACTTACACATAGTTCTGAGCATAACCCCCGCAGAGGTTCCCCAGTCAACTGGTGCAAGATTATAAGCAACATCACCATAAAGTACTTGATCTATCGATAACACTTCTGTTAAAGTAGGCAATTCAGATTCCGTCATGATTCGCGCTACGACATCATCAACAATACAACTAAATAAAGTCTCATTGTATATAACTTGATTACTACCATAAGGTTCGCGCGCTTTTTCCATAACCTTCACCAATGTACCAGTTCGTTTATCCACATAGTCGCGAAGGCGAGCGGGGACACGGGTCGGGGTATCTAAACCATAACATGGAGACCTCACAATAGAACTTGAGGTAAATGTAGTAAATGGAACACTAAGAGATGCGAAAGATTCATGGAATTTATCAAGGGGTTGATAACTCGGGGAAATCTCTACACTACAACCCTGATCGATCTGGGGTAAACCCATTTCTTTAAAGGCTGCAATGTACTCTTGGACAGTTTCGGCAAGATGTTGAGTTGTCGGAATGTCTTTCATACGCATTTCATCGAAAAAGGATTGAAATAATTCTCGATGAATGGGGACACCATGTGGAATCAGATGCTGCATAGAGGTATGAAGATATGCAAACCACGGTTGTTGTGCTTGTTTCCAATCCATGTTAACACAGAAATTCTTTCGAGTATCTGTGATAAATCCGGGGGTTGAACAATCACCACAAATGGTATAAAATCCAGGATTAATACCCTGCATAGCAAACATATGATAAGAAACATAACCTAAGTTATAATTATCATTACCAACAGCTACACTACACATGTAACCACAACTTGGATCTTGGGTATAGTTCAATCTAACATGCTGTTGTACTGCAGGACTAGAAGGTAAAATACCATGAAGTGGCTTTTGAACGAATGTTGCCATAATGTCTTTTTTCTCAAGCATATATTGGAGACATGCTTTTGGAGGAATCATCTTATCTAAAATAGGATATTTCCTTCCGGTCTTGAAGCGAATCAGGTTTAAATCGATTGCTTTTAATTCCGGAGTGCCACAAATCTCAATATCTTCAAAACGATAACGAAGAGTTGAATTTGCAGGTGTACCCAGAGAAAAATTAACAAGA